TTATTTGTCTGCCATCTTTTCTACAGACATACGAATAGCTTTAATGTTTTCATCTATTCTAGCCATAGATACAGCCTGTCCATGTACTGCATCCTCCATACGGCCTAACCTTTGTTGTACCTCTACAATCTTAGAAGCATTAACTTCTATGTCAGAGGTCATTGTACTTACAGTCCAAACGATAGCAGCACCCTGCACAAACAATCCAAATATTAATGTTAATGGTACAGATTTACTCAAGTGCCAGTTATCGTTAGCCATTACTTTTGTCCTCTATCTGTGGTGTATTAGCTAGTGACGTAGGATCAAATACATCAAACCCTCTACTGTTAGCAAACGCTGCAGGACACCCTGCCCATTTATCTGCACAACCCTCAAGCCACTGTACTGTATGATGATGCTCTGGGGCTTTACCTTTTGTAACTAATTCATTCTCCCAGTTAAGATAAGAGAATACTTCTGCTTGAGCTTGGGCTGCATTAATACCTAAGTCAAACAAATAGATCATGTTACCTTCGTCAATCACACCTTGCCGTGGTCTTGCACTATTTAGTGCTTGTTTCATGCAAGTCATAATGTGGTAACGTGCTTCCTCTAGTTCGTAGTCTTCTTCTGTTAGTTCTTCTTTACCTATCTTCTTCATCAGGTTGTCGTACTGATTAGTAAAGAAGTTCATCTTTCTTACAGCACCCTGTACTGCATTACGTGTACCTTCTAAGTGACCTTGTATCTCTAATATTTCTATCTCTAATAACTCACGTCCAAGAGGGTCACTGCAGTCTAGTAGTTTAGCTTGCTTCTTCTTTAGCTTTACTTCTTTCTTACGTAAGTTTATGTAAGCTTCTTGTAGAGCACTTCTTGTTTTATCTATCTCAGCCAGTGTGTGCTTGATGCTACGTATGGGTGTGATAGCTGTTACGTCTAGTGTAACTCCCATAAACTGACTGTGTGACTTGTGGAAGTTGCTGGTAGCCTGTGTGACTGCTGGCATCTTCTCAGCTATGTTAGTAAGCATAGATTTGTATTCTGGTGCTGCTGTAGGTAGTGCTTCGTTTAGTGTAGTTGTTATAGCTAGTTCTGTTGACAAGTTAAACTCCATTGTTTTTATTGTTCTTAGAGGAGAGTTATATCATAAAATGTAATAAAATGCAAGCATTATCCGTTAGACCATTGAGTGTACCATCTACCGTCAGAGTGCTTAAATGCACCGTCATACACTGAGCCTGACTTTGGCCCTTCAAACACAGGGTCTACACCTTCACCGTCTAACCATGCTTCTGTTAGCTCACCCATAGGTGGTACATTATGTGGCCTACGTTTTCTATTTCTAAAACGAAACTCTGTCTCTGTAATCACTTCACCTGTTTCTCTGTATCTAAGTAATCCCATTAGTTCCTCTAAGCTATTGCATAAAATATATAGTCACCATCAGTAAAGTCACCTGAGATTTGAAAGCCTGATGCTAATGGGTCTATATAATCTGTGTTAGTGACCTGTGCTGCAGTATCATTAAGCAGTAAATAAGGATCATTCCCAGCAATTATTCCGTTAGTGCTATCCCACCAATACCAATCTCCTGTAGCATCAGTACGTTTAAGCATTACTAGTCTTGCACCTGCTGTGAATCCACAGTCTACATCTGTTGAACTTCCTGAGTGTGTTACTGATCCTACTTTAGATACTCCTGCTAGTGTGGCGAAAAGAAAGGCTATATAAGTATAATTATTATTATTTACACTATTATCTGCACCGACTGTAAACACACTAGAAGTAGGTGCAGTGTCATTCCAAATAGTATCATCGTCTTCTTTAGCATCGTTATCATCTATGCTGAGTGAGTGTGTCTCAGCTATACCTGTATGATAAACTCTCCAAACACGAGCATGGCTCCTAGATTTAACCCAAATCATTTCTGGTGCAACACCAAGACCATGCGCTTCTGTTTTTGCACTACCTGTACCAGTATAAGCAACTACATCAAAATAACCTTTTGCACGTTTCCACATCCATGCAATAAAACCACTACCTTCATCTTTTTTACCTTGATAGCTGACATTATCTAAATTAAACTTAGCAAGATTGGTTCCAGTATCAGTTCCCTCTGCGGCAGTACTGTTAAAATTTAAAGATTTTCCATTTCCTTGCAATCTTGAGTGTACTTCCCAATCATCACTTGATGTAAGCTCTTTATAAAAAGCAAAGTCTACAACAAAACCAGCAGTGTATTCTGGTATTGCACCGTTTCCAGCATCCACAGCAAACACCTTAGTAGCATCTGTTATGGTAGCCATGTTAGGTCTTCTGATTGCTACGTAAATTACTGTATTTCCACCACTAGCAATATTGTTACCTGTAGAATTAAAACCTGTTGGTTTAACATCCACACCCCAAGTGTTTACGTTTTCTGCATTAGAAAGATTTGAAAATAAAGCAGCATCTCCATCTCCACTCAAACCTCCTTCAACTATTCCACGCATTGTATCAAAAATGTACCAATTTGTAGATGCCTGATTTGCTTTAAATAATATCCACTGAGGTTCCCAACCTAAATCTACAGATACTGTACTAGTGTCATTAGGGTGAGTATAACTACCACACTGAATCATAGAGTCAGACCCTGTTTCATGTGCAAAGACGTAGGCTACATATGATTTGTTATCTCCATTAACAGTACTATGATTACTTACAGAAAAAACACTGGACGTAGGTGCAGTACCATTTGTAAATGTAGTGTCATTAACTTCAGCATTAGTTAGGTTTAATCGTGTGTAATAATTTTCTGGACTAGTACCTCCGTTTAAACCACGATGATAAACCATCCAGTTGTCAGCATCAGTTAAATTTTTAATTAGAATCATGCCCGGCACTGAACCAAGACTATGAGCTATTGTTCTACCTGCTGTATCATTGCCTGTGTAAGTAACTACATCAAAAAACTTAGGGGCTTTTTTAAATGTCCATGAGACATATGTTGTAGGGCTATCGTTGGTGAATCCTCCCCCAGAATTTAGTGTATATCCATTTGAATTAAACGCAGTAATTTCATTTGTATCAGTAGTATTTCCATCAGCATCGTTTGTACTTATTCTAACTGATGTGCCTCGTTCAGTGTCATACAAAACATGGGCATCAGAGCCACTCCTTGCTTTTGTCCAAACTAAACCACCTTTACCAGATAAATTTATATTATTTGTTATTGTTCTTGTAGTAGCATTTGCTGTATATAAAAACGTACTAAAGTTATTCTCAACAAGTGAATCTGGATTAGCTACACTAGCATCAGGCCATGCACCACCACGTTTAGCTTCTAGTTGATCTTGGGCAGACCACACACCAGATGCTGTACCTGCTATGTGTGCATCACTAGTAGTAGGCTCTACCTTTGTAGGTGTAATCATGCTTTTAAGGTATCGTGTTTGTGACATTATAAACCACCGTGTCCATTAGAACATCCAGTACCATCATTAAATACTGTTGCTAAATCTCCAAAGTCTGCAGAGTTTCCTGTAGTAGCTATTGTAACAAACTCAATAATTTCTGAGTAAGCCCCTGCTCTAGTATGTATTGCTCTTAGTGAACTAGATGTTGCATTTGGGCTGGCATTAGTACCACCTGTGTCACCAAAATCTGTAGCATTACCTGTACTAGCTATGGTAATATAATCAATAACATTACTACTAGTACCACCAATAAATAAACCTCTTGTTGGACTTGATGCTGCTGTTGCAAATCTTCTAGCTGCAGTTAAATCTCCAAAGTCTTGAGAGTTACCAGTAGAAGATATTGTTACATACTCCATAACATTAGTGGGGTTTGCGGCAGCAGTACCACTACCAACAACTGCACGAGTTGAAGAGGCCAAACCTGCTAAACGATACCAACCAGCAGTAGTATCTCCAAAATCTGTAGCATCACCTGTAGAAGCTATAGTTATGTAGTCTATTACATTTTGAATAGCATCTGCTTGAGAGTTCCAACCTGCAAAAAATATACCTCTTGTGTTATTACCTGCACCACCAAGATTAAATCTTTGCAATGTTAAATCACCAAAATCAGTTACATTGCCTGAAGTAAGTATTGTAACGTATTCCATAACATTAAAAGAAACACTGTTCCCATTATTCCCACCTCCAAAAACAGCCCTTGTTTTAGAGGCTACAGATGCAAGGGCATTATTTGCTGCACTAAGATCACCAAAGTCTGAAGCATTACCTAATGAATTTACTCCTATTGTTTGGATTACATTATGAGGTGAATTACCTGTTGTTACACCACCAGCAAATAAAGCTGTAACAGGTGGTAGATTATCTACTTGCCACGTAGCTGCATACTGATACTGTGTTGAGAGGCTCCATACGCCATTATAGTTGGGCATAGTTAAAGTCCTCCGTGGGAATTGCATGTTCCAGTAGTAACATAGTTTGCAGCTAACAAATCCCCAAAATCTGTTGTGTTACCTGTTGTTGCAATAGTTACATACTCAATTATATTAGTCCGTCCATCCTGATTACCCCCACCTACAACACCTCGTACAGAATTTGAAAGTGCTGCAGTATAATACCTATTTCCACTTAAATCTCCAAAATCAGTAGTATTACCTGTAGAAGCTATCGTTATATACTGTATTTTATTAGTTAAACTACTTTCATCCCCTCCAAAAAAAAGACCTCTTGTACTAGAGGATGCACCAGATGGCCCACGATTAGCAGCAGCAAGATTACCAAAGTCTGTAGCATTACCTGTAGAAGCTATGGTTACATAATCTATGGTATCATACCTTGTAGAACCAGAAAAGCCTCCTCCAACAACACCTCTTGTAGTAGAGCTACAACCAGCTAGATGTTGTCTTGCTACAGTTAAATCACCAAAATCCGTAGAGTTACCTGTAGAAGCTATAGTAATATAAGCTATTGTATTTTGAGAACCAGAAGAGTTACCCCCTGAAAAAATACCTCTTGTATTACTACCGTGACCACAATGTGCATATACAGAACCATACATGTCACCAAAGTCAGTAGCATTACCTGTAGTGGCTGTAGTAACATAATCCATTACAGTGCTATCAACACCATCTCCACCATCACCTGATCCTCTAACTGCTCTTGTAGAAGAAGAAACTGCTGCAGAATCAGTAATTACTGTTGTTAAATCACCAAAGTCTTGAGCATTACCTGTAGTAGCTACTGAAATATATTGAATAACATTTATTCTTGATCCACTTACTTCTCCACCCATAAATAAACCCCTAGATGCAGCAGGAGTAATACTACTAGTTGGGTCACTAGGAGATGAAGAACCATAAATACTTTGTGCTATTACACTAAACGTAACAGCAGTGCCTAAAGTAAGACTACTAATACTAATAGGAGAAGAACTACCTGTAGCACCTACACCATTACTAGCTGTAGCAACAAAACCTGTAATAGCAGATGTGCCTGTATCTGTAGGAGCAGTAAAACTAATACTAGCTACACCATCAGCACCACCACTAACAGTAACACCTGTGGGTGGATCAGGTGCATCTAATCCATCAGTACCAATAAAGCCACCATTACGTCTTACCATTGTTATGCATCATCCATAAGTTCAAAGCTACACAAGTAAGTTAAGTCACTATTTGCAGAAGCTGTAACTGCAAGCTGATCTGTTTCATCTAAGTAAAACCCATTGTCTTTACCTACAACAACCAATGTTGCATCAGCAGGTACAGATACAGTCTTAGCTATAGCAACATAACTTGAACCATTGTCTACACTTACTTCTACAGTAACATCAGCAGCATTAGTACCGTCAATGTTTGCAATAAGTAGTGAGTTTACTTTAGCAACTTTATCTGCAGCAACATCAATAATAGCTGCCCTGCTTGTTGTTACTGCACCAGCCACTGTCGTAGGTGTAATAGTTGATACATTAATTAAATTTATTACAGTCATTTATTTTTCCTTTATCCGAATACTATTGCCATAGCAATAGCAAAACCTTTAGTAGCTGAACTAGCACTAGCATAAGTTTTTACATCTGTTGCTGGAATGGTCTTCATTGTTCCACCATCATTAACTACAAAACCATCAGCATCTGCTAGTGTTATAGAACCACCAACAGAAGTACCACCGTCTAGTAGATTTAACTCTTCAGGAGTAGCAGATATTGCTGTAGTGCTTACAGCAGCTAATACAGGAATTGTACCACTTTGATTAGGTAAATTAATAGTACGATCTGCTGTAGGATCAATAATAGTAAGTGTAGTTTCATGTGCATCTGCTGTTGCACCTTCAAATACAATAGCATTTTCTGCATTCATTGTAACTGTATTTACTACAGTTTGAGTACCGCTAACTGTTAAATTACCAGATACTGTAAGATTATCTGCTACTGTCACTTCTGATGTACTATGTCCTATTGTAATAGGAACACCAGAAGTTTCTGTGCCTAATTTTAATGTGCCTGTGCCTTTTGGTTTAAGTATTATACCAATATTAGTATCGCCACCAGATGCACCTATTGTAACTTCATTACCTGTTGCAGCGTTAGTTAATTCTAATTGATTAACTGCAGAACTAGTTGTTTGAAATACAATTTGTTCATTGCCATTAGCGTCTGCTATAAAGCCACCATCTGCAAATTTAGGTGCTGTAAGAGTTTTATTTGTTAGAGTAGCTGTTGAAGTTGCTGAAAGTAGTCTAGCATCACCGCCTGTGCTTGGAAGTGTTAAAGTATTTGAGGCTGACTCAGAGTGTGGTGCAGCTTGTAAAAGTTGACCATGACTATTAGCTTCACAATTAAACTGTATTGCACCTGCATTAGTATTACCACGCACAGTTATATGACCTGTACCTTTTGCTTCTAATTCAAGATCAATGTTAGAGTCACCACCTGTAGTGGATAATTTAGGTGCATTACCTGTTGCAGCATTTGTCACATCAAATTGATTAACTGCAGAACTTGTAGTTTGAAATATAATTTGTTCGTTACCATTATTATCGCCAATAAAATGTGCATCATCAATTAGTATATTATGTGAATTAGTATCTAAATTAGCACCTAGTTGTGGAGATGTATCTTCTACTATATTAGATAATGCAGCAGATGTAGCAAGTCCTGAAACTAAATTTGATCTTGTTATTTTTTTAAGACCGCCACCAGAGGTATCTACAGCAACAAAAACATCATCATTAGCTACTGTACTAATTTCTGATAAATCACCTACAGCAGTAGGGTTAAAATTTGTACCATCTGCAATAAGAAGATGTCCTGAAGTATTAGTAGCCATTGTAAGATCATCACCACTAATAGTAAGATCACCACCTATAACTACATCTCCATTAAATGTAGCTTTACCTGCAAGAGCCATATCAATATCAAGAGCAGTAATAAGACTAGAACTATCTGTACCTTTAATAGTAAAATTTTTATCTGCTGTACTTACTGTAAGAACTGCATCACTAGAACTATTTGCAATATCTAGTATTGATGTGCCATCATCTTTAATTGTTACATTAGCACCACCTGCGTCAAGAATAATATCACCAGAAGAGTCTAGTGTAATATCTGTACCATCATTAGTAATAGTGTCAAGAGCAAGGCTACCTACGTTAGATATATTAGCATCACCAAAATCTAATGCACCTGCAACAGTAAGTGTTCCTGATACATCTACATTACCATTAATGTCAATAGTAGTGGCTGCAATTTGTATTTCTGTATCAGCTACAAGATCAAGTTGTCCATCTGTGCTAGAATGAATATAAATAGCTGTATCACGAAATTGTAACTTTTCTGTAGTAGCCATAAGTATGTCATCAGAAAACTCAAAGTAATCTTCATCTTCCATCCATTTTAGTACACCGTCATTAGTTTCACCATCAAATGTAATAACAATATCTGTACCTGCAGTACCTGCACCAAATGTTAAAGCGTGACCAGCCATTGTACTAATAGGACCACCTTCACCTGTAGTACCGTCATGTGTGTGTCCTGTACTTGCAGCAAAAGCAGCTAATAGCTGATCAAACTCATCATTAGTGTGTGCTGCAGTAATGGTATCTCCATCTGCATAAGTTGACTGTCTTGTATATGTAGCACCCATTTAACGTCTAGCTCCTAATTGATACTCTAGTTGAAATCCTTTTAAAGAATAAGGATTACTTGTTCCATCATCTTCTACTTTAAGTATTACAGAAAAACCTGATCCTTCAACAGCTTTTCTGTCTAAGGGGTCTTGACCTCCACCATATATAAATTGTGTTGTACTAGAGGTTGTACTATAAACTGCTGTATTATATGCAGCAGATAAATTTATTGTAGAAAAAGGATAAACTGCTGGTCTAGCTGAATTTTTATCTTCATTATCATATCGTACAATTAAATCAGCATCAACACTTCCTTCAGGTCTATAATTAATAATAACCTTTTGCATATGTTTACGTATGCCAGAATCACCAAACACCATATCTGGTCCTCTGTATTTACCTTTTATAGTTGTTCCATCAAAGGTACTTCCTATTTCTTGTCTTTGTACAAATCCATTAACATCTCCATGTAATACAATTACATCACCTGTTTCTACAAAAGTATCTGTACATGTAGTTTTAAAACCTTTCAATTCTGAAAACTCAAAACCTTCTTTTTTTAAAACACAAGTAGCTCCTTTAGAAAGTGCAGCAGATTGACCTGTTTTGTTAAAAAATATTCTATATTGAGTTTTATCAGGTATAACTACACTATCAAAATCTACTGAGTTTTTAATATTTTCATCAAATATAGATTGTATATTTTTACTAATTGTTCCTAGTTCAGTATCTCCAATACGTTCTGTAGCTGCAATAGTACGCAATCCATCAGGGCCAAGGAATATTAAATCACCTGCAAATTCTTGCACAGTAAAACTATTAATGCATCCTATACTTCTAGTTACAGGTTCTACAACAAAATCAGAACTAGAAGAACCTGTTAATTTAAATATTCTATTTTCACAAAATATAAATAAACTATTACGAAAAACTTTTAATGCAACAACAGTATCATCTACTTTAACACTTCCTGCACCAGAACCAGAGTTAAACCCATCTTCATTAAGAGGCTCACTAAATATTACTTCTTGAGGTGTAGTAGATTTACCTGCGTAAAACATATGATTTCTATATGCAGCTACAACAGTTGAACCTGCTACACTACTATCTGTAACATCAGTAGCAGACAAAGAAGTATTAAAAACTACAGGTGCATTAACTTGATCTACAAAAATAATCTTTTCGTTACCGTCAAAATTAAATCTTTCAAAATGATATTTAAGAGCATTAGTTCTATCTGTATCTATTTGTGTCCAATCTATTGACACAGAACTATTTGTAGTATGTGCAGCAGCAGTAGTGCTTGAAGTAGCTCTAGTTACACCAGTAAAAGAGTTTGAAGTAACTCCTGTGTATGTAAACTTTTCATCATCAATTTGAAGAGTACCACTAGTAGCAAAACCTGTAGTAGAATCTACAGTTAATGCACCTGCACCTGTCATAGCTGTGCTTGACTCAATACGAATAGCTAACTGTGTTGATGAAGAAAAATATATTCTTTCACCTCTAGCTGCTAATATTCTGTTGTCAAAAGAAGCAGTCATTAAAGGTTCTTCAGCAGTAGTGTTTGTAATAGGTATTACCTGATTAACAAATTTAGTATAGCCGTTTATTCTTCTATACCCACCTTGAATATCAGGTTCAAAGTTTTCTAACTCTAATGCTTGTCCTGGGTCCATTAAGAAACTAGAACGGTTAAGGACTAATCCACCTTGACAGTTAAATGCAACAGGTTGTAGTTGAGCATTATCGGGCATTAAGAAACAGTTCCTGACATAGTATTACCGTAGCCTGTTGATCTTTCTATATGTGTAGACCTAACATATTCATACTTATTAATAAGAAGACTTTGCATATTTTTAATTCCTTGTTGGAATCTGTCAAATGTTATTTGATACTGAGGTATTTCTCCACGATACTGATATACAAAAGCAGAAGCACCATCTACAACTACAGGGGCAAACCTGTCAGGTATAGTAGTAGTATCTCCATGTGCATCTAAGTCACTAGGAAATGTAAAATAATCAAATGCTAATGTATATTGTTTATCTGGTAAAGGATGTAATAAATAATTATTATCTGGTGAACGTACTATAAACTGTGGTATACCACCATTTTCAAACTGTGTTACAGTTACTCCACTACTATGTGTAGCTGCAGTAGTACTATTAGCACCACGAGTACATCCTGTAATATCATTGCCTGAAATAGCTGTATATGTAACTTGTTCACCAGCAATATGTACAGTTCCTTCAGTATCAAGACCTGTAGTAGATGTTAGTGTTAATGTAGCTACAGTGCTAGAGTGAGAGCCGTTTAGTGTTGTAGTTACAACTTCATCTTCTTGCGTAGCATATTCTTTTTGTACGTATTCATTATAGTTTAATATTCTTAAATTATTTCCAGATGCATTTAAATCTGTATCTTTTTTAATTCTAGCTGTGCTGTAATCTACAGACTTTGTACTTGTAGGTAAAGAGTATCGTGCTACACCAGCAGTAAGTGTAGAACTATTAGTAGCATGATTAAAAGAATAACCAAACTCTCTTTGGTTAATATATCTAATAGCTTCATTAACGGCATTTTTACATTGAACTTGTACTCCCCTAGCATTTGAGAAATCAGTAGAAGTAAGAGATACTTCATTCATTCTTGTTATAACATCATTAGTTAATGATAAAAATGTAAGTGCCATTAGGTTTCCTTTAGATAAGCTAAAGAGGCCAGTAAAATACCAGCCTCTAAAGTTATTTTAAATTAAGTCTCTTTGAGCAATTGCAGCTTCTGTCATTGCGGCAGAAACGTCAACTACTACACAGTAGACACGTAAGCGTCCAGTTGCAGGATCAGCACCAGCGATTGTTACATCAATGGTATCTGCAGCACCAACAAGAGCTAAAGCTTCTGCAGCATATGTAGAAGCTGAACCTGTACTAACAAGGTTAGCTTCACCATTAGAACCTTTTGCAAGGTATGTACCTGCAGTAGCATCAAGTGCCGCACCGTCAATGATGTCATCACCACCACCAAAGTCAATATTACAAGTACAACTTGCAGTAAAAGACTTCATAATTTCAGCACCAGCAGCAATCACAAAGGATTCAGCAGGTACTTCTAGTAGTTGAAAGATGTCACCATTAGCAAGCGTAGCTCCTGCAGTAATCATAGCATCAATATCTAAGATCGCTTCAAGAGTGCGTACTGTGTTACCTACATTAGTGTGAACAGCAAGAACGTCTGCGCCAACACCAGCAGTAGATGCGAGAGTCATATCAAAAGTAGCCATAAGTTATATCCTCCCTTACGCTGCGTTATAACGAGCAGTTACGATAGCTTCTGGACGAAGTATCTTTCTGCCGTATAGATGCATACCACGAACAATGTCAGCAAAGCTGTCCTGATCACGATATGTTTCTGTCTTATTGATTTGCTCCGCAGTTGCGACAGCAGAATCATGTCCAGCAACAATAACACCAAGGTTTGTTAATTGATTAGCTGTGCCTGATGTTCCAGGTCCAGTGCCAAGGGCAGGTAGATTGGAAGATGTATAGACACGGAAACCGTGGAAGTTATTAATAGTTAGACCATTACGTAGTCCACCTGACTCACCAAAATCAGCGTTCATAAAACGTGAATCTTCATCGGCAAGAATTTCCATAAACACTGGATCAACTACAAGCCAGCGATTCTGTGAATCAACTTGCTGTTGGTCAAGCAAACGCTTCATGCGTGAAATAATCATCGCAGGAGAAACTGTTGCTGTTGGCAGTGATGTAGCTCCAGGCATACGAGCAGTTACTGGAATCGAATGAGTACCAGCAGATGTTGTCGTAATGTTACCAAAGTCACCTTTATGAAGCTGCATTGAAGAAAGCAGTTCGTTTGAACCTGCAGTAGATACAGCTTTAGTACCATTAACAGTTGTGTTAAGAGTGCTTGCTTTACTATGCAAAGAACTTTGTGCGTAGCCAGCCATGTAGCCAAGAACCTCTTGGTCATACTGGTCAGACAAACGATAAGCTGCACGATTGCTTGCCAAGTCCATGAAATTGATGTGACTGTGAGCTTCTTCAATATCGTCCATTTTAAAAGCATAGTAGTTAGCTTTGTCAATAACGAGTGAAAAGTCCTCATCTTGTAAATCTTGGGCTGTGACATTTGTGCCACGTGCATACTCCGACACTGAAATTTCAGGCTCTTTGATAATTTTAACTGTATCACCTTGCCCAGAAATCTCTCCGAAATAATCAGAGTTAGTAATATCTCCTACAACAGTAGACTTGCGGAATGCAAGTTGTACCTGTTTGGAGTAGATTACAGGACTAAAATTACCATTAGGTAAATTCCCATAACCTGTTGCGGTTTTAAAAGCCATAATAGTTCCTCCTATAAAGTTTAGGCTTGCTTATAAGCTAAACATTATCACATAGAGGCTGTACTTTTTCTAGGGTGCATATTGTTATTAGTTGGCCTACCAATAACGTTATGGGCCTATACTTGAACAGGTAAGTCTTACGTATTGTTTAGTTTTAGATTTGGTAGTTTATTATTAGGTAGACCCAATGGGTGGCTAATAATGATTATACCTATAGTTATACCGTATTAATTTTATTTGTCAACAGTATTTTATCGTGCAGAACCAGACATATCGTAAATAAATTTTCCAGTTCTTATTGCTTCCATGATCGCATCAGAAGCCTTTTCGTATTGTTTAGTTGTCATACTGGCAACTTGCGATTCACTAAACGTACCGTCTTTGCTATCTGTATCAGGAGCATTACGACTAGTACGATTAACAGAACGTGCAGCATCTTTGTTGCTTGCAGGTTTTTTTGTGCTAATGTTCATGTCTGCTTTGTACAAATCAATTGCACGACTTGCAGAACGAGCATCTGTATCATTTTCGTATAGAGCATCTTGAACCCACTTAGGTTGTTCTTCTGCCCAATTGTGAAAGTCATCACTATCTCGTATCTCACTAAAGTCAGGATGAACCTTTAACAGTTCTACTTCTGCTTTCTCACGAGATGCTGTAGCTCTCATTTCATCTATTTCTTTTACACGGCTTTCTAAACCTTCTGACTGTTCACGAGCTTTCTTAATTGCTATTGTTTCTACAATGGCTGCTACGTCAGGATACTGTGCTGCCCATGCATCAATGTCTTCATCAGACTTAGGTAGCTTAATTTCTTTACGTGTAACATCTTTTAACTGTGTTTCTATTTGGCTAAACTTATCTTCCCAAGACTTTTCTTTCTCTTGCATATGCCGCCTAAGATCACCGTAACGTTTCTTAAAACTTTTCTCTTCTGCATTAGTAGGTTCAGCTTCTTGTGCTTGAGCCTCTGGTGCATCTTTTTTATCTGCAAGTAGTTGCTTTAGTTCTTCCTCATCTTGATCAATGCGGTTTGAGTTAGCACTCTTCCTATCTACAAATGCAACCTTTTTGGGAGTGGTTACTTCTCCTGCCATAGTAGTAGTATTCATTATAGTTCTTTCTTTCTGGGGCCACCGTAGCCTAGTGTTGGTAGGGGGATGAGTAGCCAGCGTATAAGGTGATTGTTATTTTCTTCTTGAAGCTAGGCCACCTCTATTCATAGGACCAGTTATATTACTGCCTCCTGTACCTGCTCCAATTCCTGCTCCTGCTTCCATTCCTTCACCAGATAAGTTATCTGCAACTTCTTCACTAATACTTCCAGACTCAACTGCTGCTTTAATTGCTGGTTTAGGTGCAAAAAATGGATCATCATTACTAGTACCACCACTATCTTTTTTAGGAGGTGTAGGTGATTTAGTTGGTTTTATTTTTTTCTGCATAGAGCTAACAAAATCTTTTCCTTTATTAAAAGCATCTACTGCTTCTTGTTGTGATACATCAGTATCAAAAGTTTCTAATAAAGCCTCTGATGTATCTTTTCCAAAAGCAGTTGTAAGGTCTTTAGACATTTGTGTAAAATCATAGTTTGCAGTATTAAATGTATTATTACTTAAAGGAGCAGGTGATGGTAATTGTTTATCTATAGTAGCTGTAATTTCAGGTGTATAAAGTTTTGTAGGTAATAATAACTTACTATATTCTGTATTAGTTGATATATTTATAGGCGCACTAGTATCTCCTGTTTGATATAAAGTACTTGTATCTGTAAATTGTCCATCAATAGAAAGTTCTGTTGTATCTAATTTTAACTCTTCTAAACTTTCTACTATATTACGATTTGGTTGTTGATCTTTTTTATCATCCATTAATTCTTGTTGATCTATTGTAAGTCCAGAAGTTCTATCTAATGAAGTAATACTAGATGTATCTGGTCCTTCTGTTTGATCTATTTCTGGAGAACCTATAAAAGCTGGTGGAGTATAAGAAAAATCTTTTTCTTTAAGAATTTTTTCTTTAGCTTTAGCACTATTGCTTGCTACTTTAAGAACTTTATCTCTATCTTCGGATTTAGTAATGCCAAAAGCATCTGTTACAGATGTAAGTATTTTACCTAATAATCCTTGACTTTTCTTTTTACCTTCTATGCTTAATGATTCTTTTATGGCTTTTAATTTTTTTACTTGTCCTGCTATAGGAGTTTTACCTGCTTGAGTTATTTTTTCGTCTATAGCAGCAATAATTTGTTTTTCACTATATTTAGTACCTGTATGTATAGCTGCAGCCATAAGAGGGTTAATTAATGCAGCAACCCCTGCCATAACACTAGTAGCATTACCTGTAAATTTTTCAGCTTCTTTAATCCATATGTCTAATGCTTTACCATCTTTGCCTGTAGTATCCATATCCCAACCACCAGCTTTTTGAAACTCAGATTTTTCTGGAAAACGTTGTGAAGGTTCACGATCACTACCTGTGGGTATAGCTTTTTCTGTTTCTGTTTCTTCTTCTACAGGTGCAGAACCTTTTAATACATAACCTGCTGGAATAGGTATAACTGGCTCACCATCAAAGAAAGGTATACGTCTATCTGGTGAACCTTCTTTTACATATATACGAACATCTTGATTGCTAAAGTCAAAGTCAGGCATACGTATACTACCACCAGACTGTAGTAACAAACCACCCTGTGCTTTCTTCTTTGGTTCATCATCTTTATCTGGTCCACCAATAACAACTAGATCAGCCATACCAAATGGCATATCGTCAGGCATTGTAGCTTCATCACTATTACCCATTTGACCCATAGCTTCCATTTGCTTGAGACCCATCTTAGCAGCTTGACGCATCTCCATAAGTTTCTCAAGGCCAAGGAACCTAACTACATCAGCAGGAAATACAAATTCACCTTCACTTACCTGTGCAGGTATATCATCTCTAACTTCTTTACGAGTACTACCAATAGGAACTTCATTACCTGATTCTTTATCTATCATACCACCTTCATCACGTAAGCCGCCTTCTTCAAACATATCCATTTGTTTTTCCATTGCTATTCCACCTTCGTTAAAAACTGTAGGTCTTAATCCTTCAGGCATATCTTCTATTCTAAGTTTTCGTAATTTACCAATTCGTTCTGCTCTAAGTTTAGGAGTATTTAACTTAGGTACTTTAGCTAAAACTAATGCTCCAATCTGTACAACTTCATCTGCATTAAATACTGGCATCATCGTTGCTTTATCATAAAAAAAACTATGTCTTTCTGGATTAAAACCTACTTGTACCCAATCAGGATCATTTATATATTTTTCCGCTAAAGCAAAAGCATCTTTATCTGAAGTATCTTGCCACTCACCTTTCATAGTAGCAAAAGGAGTTTTAGTTTGTGTATATTCTTCCTCTACTTTTTCTCCTGTTTTTTTATCTATTACTTTTTTAGTTTTCTTTTTTTCTGTTGCAATGTCTAGGGCTAATTTTTTTGCCCCTCTATTTGTCATATCAAAGTTTACATTTTTTAAAACTGCAGTTCTTCCATAAAGTTTACCTTTTTCTTTATCTACAATACTTGTTACCCATACATCATGTTCATTGTATGCAGGTATATCTAACCTAGAACTTACTACACTACCTTTTTTTAATTTGGTATTTAAACCTAAAATACCACTATCTGATTTATCTTTAGTTAATGCACCTACTACTTGCCTAAAACTAGGTAACATTGTTTGCAAATCTATATCTGTAAAAGATGTAGCAGGTTGATTTTCTTTTATATATGTTCTATACTCTGGACCTGACATTATTCCTTGTTGTAAATCTTTAGCCTGTTCTGAAAATTTTCTTTGTTTTCTACGTTTACTTTCTTCTTTAGGAACTTTATTTTGTTTTTTCCACTGATCAATAGCTTCTTTATTTCCTAACATTTCTTTTGCATTAGTAACATCATCTACATCAGTAGATATATCTAAACTACGCATAACACGTTTAGGCTGAATATCTTCTATAGGTAAATCATCTGTTACTTTATTAGCGGTTTTTGCTAATTTTATAACACCACTAAGCAATCCCATTTTTTAATACCTCATCTCGTAGTAACTGTAATCTACGTAACTGATATATTGCACCTTGTGCTCTATGTATTGTCATAGTATTGTCTGCTTGTTCCATAGAACGATGTTGTTGTTCTATAATAGTATCTAAATAACTACTGAACTGGTCCCACTGCTGGTGGTTGCTGACTAGCCCCTTGAGCTTGTTGAGGTGCTCCTTGTCCTTCATTACCACTAAATCCTTGTTCTTGTGGTACTGGAACTTGTCCTGTACCTATAGTGCCGCCACCTGCGCCTGTAGGGTCTGCTGGGTTTGCACCTGCTGGTGGTTGTCCTTCAGGTGCTGGTTGTTGGAAACCTTTCATAAGTTCTGCCTGTAAAGCAGCCTCATCCATATTGTTAGTTACTTTATCTGGGTCAAGATCAAGAGACTTTGCAATCTCACGAATAACATATTGAAACTTAGCAAAGGGTGCAAGTGCAGGGCTAGATGCAATTTGCATAAACTGCATTAATCTTTGACTACGTACCTCATTAGCCATTAGACTTTCTGTACCACGAGCCTTAACTTCTAAATCACCTTTAATGTTTGGATCAAAGTCAAACTGCATATTAAATCTAAACAAACCTTCACCTAGTGGTCTAAGTAAATA